ATTTAGAGCGGAATAATCGATATGCTCCGTAACAGGCACAAAGTAAGCCTATCAGCGCGGTGATAAGCTGAACCCAGTCGGTAAGCCACGGAATAAACGAAACAGCGGTGGCACCTGCCGCTGCTGCTAGGCTGAGTCCAGGGCTGGTGCTGCTGTTCGTTGGTTCCATTACTCGGATTTAGGCTGTGCTGCGTTGAGGATGATGTCTGCCAGAGGAACGCCAACCTTAGCGTTCTGATAGCCACCGGCCTTAATGGCAATGTCGATGAGTTGGAGGAGGCTATTTACCTGCTCGGTGCTGAGTTCGATCTTGATCATGCGGAGGGAGCGTCAGCGATAACCACAGGCTCCGCAACCTTAACCGGAGGCGGCACCGGCACCCACGGCAACGGAAGCGTCACGACGGGCGGATTGATCTGATTCTCGATCTGCAACGAGACGTTCGCTTCGATAGCGGTCTTATCGACTCCATTGGCATAGCACCAGTTTAAGACCTGCGCTTCGGTCAGATCCTCGTATGGCGTGAACTCACCACTCGGCGGTTGGAACGAGCATGAGCCGTAGCAGGTGCCGCTGTAGGTTTCGTCGGTGCCGTTGCAACGCCAATCGGCGGTGATTACGACATTCGTTTCAGAGCCTTCGGTCGGCTTAACGAGAAGGCGTTCGATGATCCAAGAGATGTTCATATTAGGCGTTCTTCAGAGCGTTGACTTCAGCGGTGAGTTCTTGGATGGCGGCAACCAAGATGGGAACGATGCGGGACATATCAATGCCCTGTGATTTGATCGAACCATCGGTGTTCACGGCATCCTTCTCGCCAGAGACTGCAAACGGAACCACTTCAGCGAGTTCGTGGGCTAAGAAACCTTCGCCAGAAGAACCGTCAGATTTCCAGTTGTAGATCGACGGCTTGAGCGCATTGACGCGAGCAAGACAACCGTTGAGCGGTTTAACGGATTCCTTCAGGCGATAATCTGAAACAATGTTGTAAAGAACACCAGTCGTTCCGTTTTGTGTAATGGAACCGATTTGAGTTCCATTGTATCCAAAAGAACAATAAAACGATCCTGTTGAAGTTCCGGTGCTATGTCCAACTGAAATGTATGTAGCATCAGTTGGTAGAGCAACAAGAAATCCGTTTGTGTTTGCGTAGTTTGCAGTAGCCGTCCCCATCAGCAAATTACCACTAGAATCAATAGTGGCTCGCGTCTGTAATACCTGAGAACTGTCCGCAGTAGAAAACACCAAGTCGCCGCCGTTAACATTGGAAAACCGATTAAAAGAAGCAATTCTTGCTGTTTCTGTACTAGAGGAACCGCTTCTGAATGATAACGATGATCCTTTAGGTGATGCGGTGGAGCCATCAATCGTTGAGGTCAGTCGAATCGTTCCTTCAGCGGAAGCTGATAGAACATCGAGTTTTACACCGGGACTAACCCCCACGCCGACGTTGCCCACGCTATCGATCCTAACACGCTCTGTCGCCGCTGTGTCTGTGCCTACGGATCTAGTTCCAAATACCAAATCACCAAAACCACCGGAAGTGGAAGTGGTAGATACAAAACCAATGTAAGCGGGAGCGTTTGTCAGACCAAGAGCGTTGTATCCAAAAGTAATGTTTGAATAAGCTCCAACTGTGGTTGGGTTCCAAATGTTGATGGCATTTGTAAATGTGCTTGGCGTGGTGATTGTCGAAGCCGTTGTTACGCTTAAAGGAGCGTAATTGGTCGATGTGGTGTAGTTGTTGACCAAAAGGCCACCATTTACATCAAGCTTTGCTCGCGGCGTAAGCCCCACGCCGACGTTGCCGGAGGAGTCTACACGATAACGCTCAGCGCCTCCCGTAGTGACAGCAAACGTGTCTGCCGCTGGAAAGTAGATTCCGGTGTTCGTATCTCCCGTCGTAGTAAGAGCAGGAAGCAACAGTGTGCCAGCAGCAAACGTCGAAACACCAGTGACTCCAAGCGTCGTCCCCACCGTAGCCGCGCCGGTGATGGTGGCGGAGCCAGCGGTAACGAGTCCGGTGACAGTCAATGCTCCACTCGCGGTTGGAGAGGATGAGAGCAGATTGTTGACGCTGATACGTTTTGTCGTACCAGATGCGGCCATTGTGAAGTCATTGACATCGACGATCGGAAACATGTCGTTCACCGGATCGGCTGCCGTTAGATTGCCAAGTGCTGTAATCTTTGAGTCTGCCATAGGTCAGTTGGATTGGATTGCGAGTTTGAAAAGGTCTTCCTGTTGCAGAAAACCAGCGTCTTCTCGCAACAGAGAATCGAAAGTGCCAAGTGTAATAACCAGCTTTGAGGTTCCGTCTTCCTGCCACAGGAAGCCCTCGTCTTCCCGCAGAACATCTCGACGCAGCACCGGCGCATCGGTGCCACCGGCTTGACCGGCAAACAACCGATTGAGTGCTATGCCGAGTGAGATCATTTAGGCTCGGGCGTTAAACGCTACGACAGAACCGGATGAGATTTGAAAGCCAGTGATGTTGCCCACCAGCGGGAAGCCAGCAGGAATGGTCTTGGAGGTCCAAGTGCCGGATATTCCAAATCCCGTAATGGAAGTGAACACCGTCGGCTCGGTCGGAATCAAGCCAGACCAGTTGCCGGTCTGAGCGGCGGTTGTAGTCACCAGCGCGAAGCCTTCTCGGCCCATGCTGTACTCTGTGGAGATGTCTGCTTGAACGGCCATAAAATTGTGTTTCGGTTAAAGGGAGGGTCACTAGCGTATCCAGTGACCCTCCCAGTTTTGGTTGTTTAACCTTTGCGGATCTTCGGTGCCAGGGCTCCCTGTATCCACAGGATGAGCTTGCCTCCTTCGGGGATGGTCGCGGTGTTGAAGGCAGTGCGCTGGAGTGACGCATCGACTTCGGGGCCGGCGACAATCTTAGCCTTGTCGTTTCGGTCCACCGAGATGGTTGTGGCGATTCTCATGGGTAACCTTAAGCGGTGACCAGAACTTCGGCCTGGGTCGTGTCCGCGGCCGCGGCGCCGAACATGATGTCGTAGGACGCCATGTGAGCGCGGGAAGCGCGGCTGTACCAGACGGAGAGCAGGCAGCTCAGGCCGTTGGCGGTGGTGACGGCGCGCTGCTCGAGGAACTCGCCGGCGATCATACCGACCGGCAGGCCGGAGGCGATGGCGATGGCATCAGGGCCGCAGACGAAGCCGGCGGTGTTGGTCTCGGCAGAGGTCCAGCGGTTGTTCTCGGCGACCACGTCGAAGCCGAACCGGCCGTTCGCCAGCAGCTCCAGGCGGCTGTCGGGGAAGGTGTTGCTGGCGGCAGAGAACTGGAGGCGAGCGATGTGGCCACCGTCCAGGATGAGGTTCTTGCTGCGGTAGTTCTTCGCCAGGGCGAGGATCGCAGGCAGATCCGAGGTGTCGAAGTTGGCCGCGGTGCCGATAACAGTCGCGGCGCCGTAGTTGCCAGAGACCATCAGGGCGGTCAGCACGTCGCTGATGCCGTAGGCAAACAGGTCGGCAGAACCGGCAGCCAGGTCGGACAACATGAAGCCCTGGTTAAGCTCCTGCTGGGTTACCGTAAAGTTCTTCGAGATCTGGTTCACGGTGACCGCGGTGGCGGCCAGCGTGCTGTCGTTGTTGGTTTCCCAGGAGGTCGGGTTGGTCTGGGCAGCGGTGCCGGTGGTGTACTTCTTGACCTGAACCGAGGCGCGGGGCCGGAGGTTGTCCAGGCCGACGTTGCGGCTGAAAGCAGAGACCAGGGCCAAACGAGTGGCGGCCACGGTGATCACTGCGTCGGCGAGATAATCGACAACCAGGCCCGAGGCGAACGTGTTGGCGTTCTGGGGGGCGTGGATGGCGCTCTGGCGCAACAGCTCGGAGTGGTTGGCCACCAAGAACTTGCGGCGGTCATTGCCGGCCTGAAAGCCTCGATGCTTCTCGAGCAGTGCATTGCCGAGGTTCTCGATGCGGACCGGGGCGACGGGCTCCGGTGCAGGGGCGGCGGTGATGGTCTTGGCGCTTATGGCAGCGGCCACGGCCTTGGCTACGATGGCGTCGATGTCGAGGGCGGTCGGCGCACTAGGAGCGGCCGCCACCACGGTGTTGGAATCAGTCATGTTGTGTGGTGTCTGCTGTGATGTCGGCGCGGTTGTCGCGCCATCGTCGGCAGCGTTAGTGCTGCCGGTCGAAAGTGTTTTGTCTGTGGTTTCGCCCTCCTCGACTTCGAGCTGGGCATAAAGCGCTTTGAACCAGTCACGGCCGGCGGCACCTCCCCAGAGGTTAGCGGCCACGTCGGCCGGGGTGTTGGCTTCGGCCTCAAGGAAGCGCTCATTGCGTCCCCACCAGGCGTTGGCTGTGCGGATCTTGTCCTCGGTGGGCGCCTCACCGGCCACCAGGGCCTCGGCGTCCAGGACGGTTTGCTTCTCGAGGCCATCACCGGCCAGGCCTTCGGCATACTGCTCGAGGCCTCGCCGGAGGTTGCTTCGGACGGTTTCAGGGGCGGTCTTGGTCACGGCCCGAGGATGCCAGCAGGCGGCCATGGCGAGCTGCTCGGTGGTCTTGTCGGCCAGACCGAACTGGATGGCCTCCTGGGCGGTGAACCATGTTTCGGCGGTCATTGCCGCGCGGATCTGAGCTGAGGTCTTGCCGGTGCGCTTGGTGTAGATGCCGGCCAGGATCTCCGCGTGCTGGTCGAGGGCATTGGCCATCTTCCGCATATCGTCTGAGGTGCCTGCCACCATTCCAGACGGGTCATGGATCATGAACAGCGAGGCCTCGGCCATCTCGATGCTGTCACCTGCAAGAGCTATGACGGAAGCAATCGATGCAGCGATGCCGACCACCCGAGTGGTCACCGGCGCCTGCCGGCCTCGCAGCATGTTATAGATGGCCAGGCCGTCCCAGACATTGCCGCCGGGGCTGTTGATCTCGACCACCAGGGGGCCGGGGCCTACAGACTGGAGAGCATCGGAGAATGCCTTAGCAGAAATGCCTGAACCACCGAACCAGTCTTCACCGATCTGGTCGAATATCTGGAGCACCGCCGGCTCATGGACCGAGGCTCGGGGGCTGTAGGAAAGCCAGTTGGTTATTTTAGTCATTCGGTTTTCTTGGCTCTGGTTTTCCGCTTCTTAGGCTCGAGCACCGCAACCACCTCTTCGATGGGCTCGGCCGGGATCGGCTCGGGCATTTCTTCGGAAGGGGGCTGCTCGAAAGCGGCCGCGGCTGGCTCCGGTGCTATCGGCTGCTTTTGCGCGGTCGAGATCTGTGAGACATCGAGGCCGTACTTGACCGCCAGGTCTTGGATGTACCGGGCCTGTTGAGCCTTGGCCTCTAGGGCGGATCGCCAGTCGATGCCTCGGGCGCCGTAAATCTCGTCATAGGTCGTAATGCCGGCACCAAGCTCGTTAAGTTGGGCGGCAGAGTTGCGGCCGACGTCGACGTTAGGGGCTCGGGGCGCCTGGATGGCCACCTCGTACCAGTCATCGGGGCTGTCCCTGAGAGTCGGGTCGGTGCGGATGGCGTACTCCATGACGTATTCCCAGATACGTCGGGCGGCCGAGGCCATCACCTGGTGACGGCTGCGGAACCACACCGAAGACATATCGAGTGAGCCCCGGTAGACGGTGCCCTGCATCGACTCTGGGAATACCAGGACGTAAGGGATGCCAACACCGGCACAGACCTTTTCGGTCAGGCTGCGCCAGTACTCGCGCATATTTACGTTCGGGCGGTCAGCGGCGAACTGCTCGAACTCGTCACCAGTCTTAAGCACCTTGACCGAGGCGCCGAAGATGTTCTCGTAGTAGTTCTGGGCGGTGCCCTGGGATCCAGCAACACCGGATCGGAGGCTGGTGGCCTGCACCTCACCGGAGCTTGTCTTGATGACCTGGGCCACGCTGGATGCCAGCTTGCAGGACTCCATCTCGAGCTTCTGGAGATCGTCCAGGTCGTGCAGGTCGTTGATCACACAGGCCACAAAAGGCAGGCCGCGGAGCTGGCCGGCACGCTGGGCCTCGTAGATGTGGACCACCGAGTCGGAAGAAATGGACCGGATGTCGGTGAGCTGTCCCTGCTGCTGCTCCTGGCCGCAATAGAATGAGATGGCCCTACCAGTCTTGGGATCGAAACGGACGCCATCAAACACATCAGGGAGGCCCTCCTGGCCAGCGGGTGTCGACACTTGCTGCGGCTCAATGAGCTGCAATCGGGGCCGGCCGGTCTCGCCCTTGGTCAGGAGGATAAAGGATTCCCCATCGTAGAACCAGCCACGGGCTGCCAGCGACATCAGGGTGCCGAAGGATTGCCGGGATCCAATGTCAGGGTAGCGGCTCCAGGTGTCCCACCATTTCTTGGCTCGGAGATTCCAGTCGGGATTCGAGGAAGCCGGCTGCACCGAGAAGTTGCTGCCGACGGTGTAATTCTCGAACAGGTCGCCCAGGCGATTCATCACAGCATTGTTCTGCTCAAAGAATCGGCTCTTTCGGACGATCTGCTGCCGGGTAGAGGCAGTCACATCGAACCGCACTGAGGTGTAGCTGGTGTCCAGGAAGGACCGGCGGATCGAGTTGGACGCGCCCTCGTAGCGGTCGACAGGCGCCGACCGGAACTTGCTCAGGATGGTGTCGAGGAATCCCATCAGCTCATGCCTCGATAGCTCGCCTCACGGCGGAAGTTGGAGAAGTCGCCGCCGAAACTGGTGGCTGCAACCAGAACCACGGCCACCATCTTGGTGTAGATCTGGGCATCGGTGGGGCTGGTGATGCCCTCCTGGTTGAGGTAATAGACGGCTAGGTCGTAGTCATCGACCAGGCTTTCCCACATCTCGACCATCTCGGATGGTGTGGGGGCACCTTTGCCGGGCTCGGCAAACTCTACCGACACATCGGAGGATGAGGTCGACCGGACCACCTGGCCGGATTCGATCACTGTGGCCGCGGCGATAGACTTAGCAGCCAGGGCAGCCAGGAGCGTCACACCGCCTAGTGTCGCATAGACACTACGGAGATAGGCTCGCTTGATGGCTACCGTAAAAGTGAACACCTCGGGCCGGATCTTCACCGATCCCAAGTGTCTTACAACAGGTTAGCTAGCTATTGACTCGCTTGACGTAACCAGATCATTCCACAACATGACCATGGCGAGCTGCATGATTTCGCAGTCGTGAAGATGGTCCGGCCATTTCTGATTTCTCTTAACCCAGACGTGCTTGATGCGGCCGGCTCGATTGGCTTGGGGTCGTAGGACGTGCGAGTCCAGGTGGCGCCAGTACAGGTCGGGCTCGGCGATGTAGGCACCTTCGGCCTGGACGCTGGGCGGATCCTGATGGACGCCCCATTCCCGGTCGATGTCGCCCTTCCTTAGCCTGGAGAGCATATCGCGGAGGTGCTCGGTGTCGAACACCAGGAGGGGCTGCACAACGTCGGTCCTCATCGAGGAAGATGTCGACAGGCCGAAAGGGTGCACCGCCCCGGTGGCTGCTGTGAACCGGGCGCCGGTCTCCCGGCCTTTGAGCGGCATCCAGCCGATTACCATGGGCTTGCGGAGGCCGCCTTCCGGTGGGTATCGGAGGCCGCACGGGAAGTTGATCGGGTTGGAGGTCACCGAGGAATAGGAGGCACAGGCGTCGTAAACCGTCTGCGTGTTGAAGCCGCTGTCGATGCCGACATCCATGTCATGGACCTCGAGGGCCACCTGCACCCGTCGGAGGGCTGCGAAGTCATCGGCATGGCCGGCAGCAATCAGGGTAGAGTTGCCGTCTTTCCACTCGCGGCACACCCACCACAAGAACGGCGCCACGGCCTGGACGTCGGCGGTCAGGTAGCGCCGGCCGCCATCGACGGTCACGGTGGCCGCGGTCTCGGTGCGCTCCTGCTGCACGTCCTGTTGCTCCCAGGGCTCGGCCAGGTTGCCGTTGATGAAGCCTTGGAGGCCGGCCATCGATGCCTTGGCCTCGAGGAACGAGACAGCCAGATATCCCCAGGTACATTTACGGTCGGGGCTGTAGAGGCTGCTCAGGTGGTAGGACCGCACACCAGGCATGGCATTGGGATTCTCTGGGCGCCATTGGCCATGTCGGAGGGCTGCTACCTTGTGCGAGTCGGTGATTTTGCCTTGGCACAGTTGGCAGACGTAATGGGCCGAGGCTCGGATCTTGGCCAGGTCGTGCTTGCCGTCCTCGGCCTTGGCGTCGTCCCAGGTCACCTGGCGCCATTCCAATTTGATGTACTCCCGGCAGTGTGGGCAGGGCAGGTAGTAGCGGCGCTGGTCACCGCGGAGGAAGCGCTGCCAGATCCGGCCTTCGACCACCGTCGGTGTGCTGGTCATAAAGGCCTTGGAGCTGCTGAAGCTCTTGAGTCTCTGCTCGGCCAGGTCGAGGGCATCGGCCTCCCGGGCAGTAGCCTCGGCGAACTTGTCCACCTCGTCGGCTATCAGCACCCGAACCGGGCGGCTGGCTAGGTTGGCCGGGCTGTTGGATCCTACGAAAGTCAGGGTCGACCTGGTGAAGTTCTGCTCGAGGTTGGTGATCTTGTCGGCCTCGGCCGGGTAGCATTCGAGCATGGCCGGGCTGTCCTCGAGCATGGGCAGCCAGCGTGACTTGGAGAATGACCTGGCGAGGCTCTCGGTGGGCATCAGCCACAAGGCCGGGCTCGGCTCGTTGGCGATTAGCCAGGCCAGGCCGGCCATCAGGGTGGTCGTCTTCGAGGTCTGCGATCCCCAGCAGAGGGTCACCTCGTAGACCGTCGGGTCTTTCCAGGCCTCCATGGGTTCCCGGGTATACGGTCGAACCGAGGTTGAGAAGGGCCCGGGGTGCTCGGTCTGCCGTTGGGTCAGCCGGAGCGATGCCTCAGCCCAGTCGACCACGGTCTGCATCGGTGTCGGCCGGTAGAGGTTGCGGCGGTAGTCCAGGAGGGAACGCTGGAGGTCGGTCAGGTTTTCCATGGGTCGGTGTTGTGCAATGTCTTGAGCGCTACCTCCTGGACCCACCGGGTCAGCTCGCGCTCGGCGTGCTCGGGGTCATGCGGTGCAATACGGCCGGAGAGCTGCTTCGGCATGGCCTTGATCAGTGAGGCCACGGCGCCGTCGTGCTCCTGCATCACCCGGCGCACCCAGTCGCCAGAGACCAGGCGACGCTCTTTCTCGGCCTGGGTGATCACCTCGTCCCTGGCGCTGGTGAGGTTCTTCGCCGCGGCTGCATGGATTGCCACCAGCCGGCCGGCGTCGGCTCGACCACCGCGGAGGGCATCGACCGCCAGGTCATAGGCCGCACGCTCGATTTGCCGCTGCCTTTCGTAAGCGCCCTCAGGCGAGTCGGTGGCGGCTGTTGCGGTGTTGAGAGGGCTCTCGGCTTCAATAGGCCTGTAGGGGCCTTCCTGTTCGATTACGGTGGGGTCCGGTACGTTCTTCTGTTTAGGAATAGACTTGGCGCGTGACCTAACGTGTTGAGATCGCCAAAGGTCGGCTGACTCAGGTGAGTCCATGGGCATCCCTTGGGATATAAGCTGTGCGACCCGCGGCTGGCTTATACCGATCCGGTCGCCGTATTCCTTTTGTGTCATGGCTGCAAGGCGTCCTTGATCTCCTGGGGCATCATCGAGTCGGGAAGGTTGCCGGCGAATTGGAGGGCTCGGAAGACGCCGTCCCTTCGGCTGTCGTAGTTGCTGGGCACCAGGGAACCGACGATCTGCTCTGGAGTGGTGCCGCTTTTCATCAGCCGGATAAACCAGGCCGTATTGGCCAGGCCGAACTGGTCGACGAGGAATTGTATTTGGTTAGGCATAAATTATTTGATGACAGCATTACTCGCAGAAATTGATAGGGGTCTCGCGTTCACCTGTTATTG